TGGTATTACTACATTAAACTTGACAACTGGTACAGGTGGATATGAGAATATTTCAACTTTACAGCGTCGTGTTGTAACTAAAATCCTTGAAATGGCTAATTTAATTTATCACAGAGGTCGTTTTGGTGCAGGTACTTATATCGTTACTAACGGTCGTGTTGCTTCTGCTTTAGCAGATGTAGCTGGGTATTCTTTTGCTCCATTTAACAATGATTTACCATCTACTGCTGGTCAATTATATCCTGCAGGTAAAGTACATGGTTTAACAATTTATGTTGATCCTAACTTGAAATTCAGCGATAACCGTATCCATATCGGACGTAAAGGTGCTGATGAAGAACCAGGTGTTAAATTCCTTCCATATATCATGGCAGAGTCTCTTCAAACAATTGCAGAGGGAACATTCTCTCCAAAAATTGGTATGAAATCTCGTTATGCTATTACTGAAGCAGGATGGCACCCAGAAACTCAATATATTACTTTAGCTGTAAACGGTTTAGGTGTATTGACTGGTTCAGTAGCTCCTATTGCTACAGGTGATTATTAATCATAAGATTTAATAAGCTAATCTCAAAAAGGCTCCTCACAAGGGAGCCTTTTTCTTTTTTAAAGATGGGTCACTAATAAATAACATTCTAAAGTACTTAAAAAATAATACAAACAAATGAGCAATTCTGTTTTAAACTACTCACAATTTCTTTTAGAAAAGAAATCTATGAATCAACAAATGGCAATGTTACCTACTGGTAAAGGTTCAAAATCTAATAAATCAGTAGCATCTAAAATGTCAGAACTTCCAAAAGGAAAAGGAAAAGGTATTAGCAAATCAGTAAAACCTGAAATGTCTACTCTTCCTACAGGTAAAGGTAAAATGATTGGAAAATCAGTAGATACTAAAGTTTCTAAATTACCTACAACTAAAGGTTCTTCTCCTAAGAAATCAGTAGACTCTAAAATGTCTAAATTGGTAATTAAAGGTAAAGCAATCAGCAAGAAAGTTGAACCTAGTATGGCTAAAATGCCTAAGTAATTAAAAAACCCATTCTGAAATGTCAGATCAAAATAAAAATAAGGTCGTGTCCTTTCAATCGTTTGTTATTCAAGAAAATTCAATAAAGGATTTAGTTGGAAAAACTGATGATGAGCAATTGGACTTAGATGATGCTCGTAGTATTGGAAAGAAGATTTCCAAAATGAAAGGCGAAGATCGTAAGAAATATGTTGGAATTGTTAATTTTATGGGAGCTTCTTGTAGAATTTACAATGAAATTTGGGCTAACTATAAACCAGTTGATCCATCAACTAAAAAATCAAACCGTGGAAAAGAATTCCAAGGTGAAAAAGAGGTAGGATAATAATTGAGCGCACAAGGAGTAATATCTGAATCATTAGCAAGTTTTAAAATAACTTGGGATAATCCTGGAAATGGCCAACAGCCAAAATGGGATCAAAATCGTCAAGTAATTGAATTACATGAAACTGATGTTTATCCTGACTTGATTTATACTTCTGCATTTGCCGCTCCAGTCTATATTAAATATAACTCAGCATCATTACTAAATGATCTGCTCGTGGCGATTAATAAAGTTATTGACACTAAATTAGCAGCAACCTCTAGTAAAAAGGAAAAGGTTAATGAGTTGTACTTAAATGCTGGAACTGATACAAAAGAAGATCCTCAGGTTAATGCAGGCGAGGAAAAGCCTAAAGAGATTATTGATACTAATGTAGAGGTTAATAATGAACCTAGTGTGACTCCTAACGATCAGGAATCTGTTACTACAACTACGACAGCTGCACCACAAAAGGTAGAGTCTTCAGCATATACGGTTACAGTATATGGAGATAAGTTAAGATTTTTAGAAGGTCAAGAAGGTAGAGGAGCCTATTCCTCAGGAATTAAATTTTTATATAAAGTTTCAAATAACCTAACTAAACAGGCATCAGGCGAACAAATTGATAATAGATCAAAAATTTGGGCAGAGATAACTTCTCCTGGGTTATTATCAAAAACAACCCGTTTTGAATTTGCAGATTTTGATGAAATTGAATTTAAGTTTGGAGGTAATTTACTTGCTCAGGTACTACCTTCAATTGAATTAAGTTTTACACCTGATCCAAATTCAGTCTATTCAAAAGAGAAACCTGAACTTGATATCGCAGATGTTATCAAGGCAACCAATATTACGTTAGGAACTAAAACCACTTCTGAAATTAAGTCTTTACAGAAACAAATACAAAAAGAAATCGAATCTCGTGAACCGGTTGAAAAACAAAAGCAACCAGGTAAACAAAGTGATTCGACTGATAATAAATAACTAAAAAATACTCGATAAAATGGCAGGTCTACCACATTTTAAAAATTCGACAGCAGGTCCAGCTAAGTATGAACCGCTATACCTTAATCAGTTTGAGGTAATTATTACTCCGCCACCAGCAGTTTCTGGTAAAATCGGCTTTGGTAATAATTTAATGCTTGAGCACGTACTTAATGTAAAAAGCTTACCTGAATATTCAGGTTCAGGTTCAGCAGTAGTTTTACAAAACTATAAATTCTCACAAAGAGCTTATGCATCAGCTAAACCTGCACAAACATATCATCAATTTACTATTGATTTTGAGGTTAACTTAAATAACAATAACGATATGTATATCTACAATGCATTAAGAGCATGGTCAGATGTAATATATGATCCATTAACTGGACGTCAAGGTTTAAAGGCAGCCTATGCAGATGCAACTATTCAAGTAACTCAGTTTAATAGAACTGGTGTAATTTATAGAGATTTTGTATTTGGTCCAGTGTTTATTGGCCCACAAAAAATGACTGAAACGGTTCTTGACTATACTCAAGATAACCAGATCTATAAATTAACTGCACAGTTTACAGCAGATATGTATACTGAATCAAGAGTTGGTCAATAAAATAACCGTTAATATCAATGGACATGTTTAATGTAAAACGCAGAGATAATCCTTCAATGGATAAACATATGGACCTAAAGAAACCTGGTTTCGGTGGACCAAATTCAAAAGAAGACTTTGATAAATCAAAAAGAAAGTCTCTTGAAGGATACCAACGAGTAGTTGACAGAAATGCTGATTTCGAAGGTGGAAATTTTAATCATAATTATGACCCAACATGGAAAGCAGTAACCCGTGACTTAATTTCAAGAACTGCAAAGAAAAAACCATTTAATCCAATGTACGCAAAACAAACAATTGCAACAGTTAATGCTGTTGAAGAAGGTACCATCAAACGCTTTGAACAATTCGTTAATGAAAACGAAGGTTTTAACATGTTTGCTGAAGCCGAAGAAGAAACTCCAGAAATGGAAGAAGAAACTCCAGAAATGGAAGAAACTCCAGAAATGGAAGAAACTCCAGAAGTAGATGAAGAACAAGTAGAAATGCTAATGGCTGACTTCGGAGATAATCTTGAAGAAATGATTGATGAAATCGCTGAAAAAATGGAACTTGAAAAAGAAGCTGTTTGCGATATTTTATGTGCAGCTATCAAGAAAATGTGCGCTCCTGCTGAAGAAGAGGAAGAAGAAAACGAAGAATCTGAAGAATCGGAAGAGTCAGAAGAAAACGAAGAAGAAGAAAACGAAGCATAATTAATGAAGGTAGTTAAATTATTTGAACAATGGTTAGCTGAAGAAGAGGCAATTGACTCTCCAAAAAAGGAAGAGTCTCCAAAATCTGCTAATTCTCATACTATTAATGTATCTGGAACTGAGGCTGGCGATTTTGAAATTATAGCAACAGCTGATTCAAAAGATACAACTGACTCGGCTAATACATTTAGTGCAATTAGTTCAACTAACTCTAGTATTAAATCTGGTGCAGTAGTTATGGTTTCCCCAAAAGCTGAAAAATCTGGAGATTTTGATATTGTTATAATAAACAATAGAGAAAAACCTGAAGAATCATTAATGTATTCAGGTCAAGTCATAACGACTAAATCGTAAATGCTAAGTATATAAAAATCAAAAAAGGAGCTCTATTGCTCCTTTTTTAATATGTCTACTCCAGCCAATTCCCCAATCTCTAACTCAGAATCAATTAGATGAGGCACAAATGTAATTGTTGAATATGCAGTGTTTAGAAATTTAACAGCATTATTAATATTACTTGCACTAAGTCCAGCATTAACATAAATTATTCGATTATATTTTCGATTTCTTACATTAATTGCTTTGTCAATTAACTTCTTAATTTCATAGTTAATTAGAAATGACTGAATTTTATTGGGTACAAGAATTTCTTGGTCAAACTTTTCCTTAATAATCTTATTTACATTTAGTAAATAGTCACATTTTTGTTTTTTAGTAAAAAGTTGAATGAATTGTTTTTGATCTTTTACGAAAATTATTTCGAGAGTACGATCTACTGAATCTATCATAATGAATCACGGTCGATTTTTTTAACCTCAACACCAGCACGACGTAAAAACTCTAAGCCTTTTATATCTCGATATTCGTCAAGATATACAACTCGTTTAATACCTGCCTGTAGAATTAATTTACTACAATCTGTACATGGGGAATAGGTGATGTATAGGGTTGCACCATCGCTACTTTGGGTAGATTTGGCGACTTTTGCTAATGCATTGGATTCGGCATGTAAAACATACCATTTAGTTTGATATTCTCTAAATGAACCGTCTTCGTTATTAATGGCTATTTCACATTCATTTTCAAAACCAGATGGAGTTCCATTAAAACCGTCAGAGATAATTGTATTATTTTTTACAATTAAGGCTCCAACCTTTTTTCTAGTTGCATGAGATAGCTCTGCCCAAACTTGAGACATTTTAATATAAGCAATATCAATTTTATGTTGTTTTTGAAACATTATGGTTTAGGTTGATAAGTTTTGTCATATATCCATTTAATTAGGTCATCTCCATCTTGAAATAGGATAATATCATTAGAAGTTGAGGTAACTAGATTAAATAAGGTTTTAAAGTCATCAGTTTGACTTCCATCTATTTCAATTAGGTCTGATACAATTGGAGGTAATGTAACTGGTTTAAATTCTTCCTCAATAAGTCTGGTTGCAATATCATAGTGCCTATCGTATACATGATATGAGTTTGCAACATGAGTATAGGTTCCTAATTTAAGATCTGGATAAAAATGTTTTAGATGAGATAATATTTGCATTTGTAATGAACAGAAAAAGGCAACATCAGTTGCCGTTCCCCATATTGCATCATTACTTCTCATAAATACACTCATATACAATTTATTCTGTCTAATATGTAAATTTGCATACATTGTACAAACAAAATCTTTATTTGTAGAATATTGGTGTTTTGGTTTATTAAAGTGTAATACAGCTTGTCTGGTATTCTGGTCAGTTGCTAAACTTTGGATAGCCCATTGATATTGACTAACACCATGCTCGTTCTTTTCAGTAAATATTAGGTTACCATATGCGGAATTAGCAGTTCCATCAATATTTTGAATCTCTTCCCAAAATTTAGCCCATTTTGAAATAAAGGCTACATCATTACGACCTGCATAATACCATAAAAATTCAGCAGCAATATACTTTTGCTGAGAACCTCTAACTGAGTTTTCATAAAGACATTGAGTTGGATCTTCAATAACCAGCGCAACATCTAATAACTCTTTACTAGTGGTACCTCTAGCATTATTAATAATTCCATCAGTTAATAAAAACTTAATTGAATCTTTATATGCATCAGCAAATGTTAAACCTTTAAATACAATCATATAATCTTTAATTTTAAATATCCGAATAATCGGTAGATCTTATTAATAT